TTAACTGTTGGTGGTAATTTATCAGTTGGTAGTGATTTATCAGTCACAGATTCTATAGCTCTTACAAATGATATAACTGTTGGTGGATCTTGTACTATTACCGGTAACCTGACAGTTGATGGTACTCAAACAATTGTCAATACTTCTACCTTAGATATTGCTGACAAGACAGTAGGTATTGCATCAACAACCAGTGCAAATAACACTACTGCAGATGGTGCAGGTATTGAAATATATGCAAGTTCTGGTGGTGCGGGTGGTGGCCCTAATAATAATAAAACTTTAACTTGGAATAATGGAAGTGGTGCATTTGAATACAATGTTCCTAATAAATTTAAAGGAGTTCATGAAACTGTTTCTGGTGTAACAACTTATAGTGATGCGAGTGGAAATTTAGTATTAGAATGTGATGTACAAGCACAAACAGTCTTTACATATACTGTACCAGCAGTATCTGCATCTGGTAGAGGTTCTAATATTGGTATTGTATCCTTTAAGAATATTCCTATTGATGCGATGTCTGTTACAACTCCAACAATTATCTTTAATCAAGCATCTTCAGCACATGGTGGTGCAACTGGATATGGTAATACTTTAGCTACTAATGGTATAGGACTTACTTGTACTATTAGTCCTATTAAAGATGGATCAGCAACTAGTCCTGTAGGTATTCAAACAAGGGCATGGATTGGTGGTGCTGTTGGTAGTTCATCAACTGTAACTTTATCATCTCCTGCAAATTATGTGGATATTGTTTCCTTTATGATTTATTATTCTGGTGGCAGTACCGCTACAGGTTTAGTAACCTCTAGTTTTAAAGTTTATGCAACTAAAAACGGTGGTTTTAATTATGGCACACACGGTATCTAATAACCATTAATAAATAAATAAAAAGTTCCAAAAAATGGCTGCAATTATAACGGATCAGATTAGAATATTAAATGCAAAAAACTTTCTTGCTGGTGTAAGTACAACAGCTAATGCTTATTATTCTTTTATTGGATTATTAAATCCTTCTGATCTACAATCTGATTGGGATACTAATCCCCCTTCCCCTAAAGATAATTTTAGTGAGGAAGATGATTATTGGGATACTATGATTGCATTGAAAAAAATTAATTCTGAGGATGTAAGACAAGTCGTTGCCAGAAGAGTTTGGACATCTGGAACAACTTATGATATGTATCGTAGTGATTATAGTAGATCTAATACTGCAAAGGTCTCTGGTTCAACGAATTTATATGCAGCAAGTTATTATATAGTTAATAGTGATTATAGAGTTTATGTTTGCTTACATAATGGAATAGACCCTGATAACCCAAATGGAAGACCATCATTAGATGAACCTACTTTTACTGACTTGGAACCAAAAGCTGCTGGTACTAGTGGTGATGGATATATCTGGAAGTATCTCTATACTATTAAACCAAGTGATATTGTAAAATTTGAATCTACTGATTTTATCCCAGTCCCTATCGATTGGTCTACTAGTTCAGATACTTCTGCTGTAAGAGATAATGCAGTTGATGGATCAATTAAAATTGTAACTATCACTGATCGTGGTGTTGGATTAGGTACTGCAAATAGTACTTATACAAAAGTTCCTATTAAAGGTGATGGAACAGGAGCAGAAGCAACTATCGTTATTAATAACGATCAAAAAGTTGATACAGTAACTGTTTCTAACCAAGGACAAAATTATACTTATGGTAATATTGACTTGGAATCAGGTGGAGTTCCTACAGGAACTACAAGACCAACTTTTAATGTCATCATTTCTCCTCCAGGTGGACATGGAGATGATGTTTATAGAGAATTAGGAGCATATAATGTTCTTTTATATTCTAGGATTGAAAATGATGTTGAGAATCCAGATTTTATAACTGGTAATCAAGTTGCTAGAATTGGTATTGTTGAAGATCCCAAAGCAACAAGTGGTTCTCTTTTATCAGCTGATAAAGCAAGTGCATTAAGTGCATTGAGATTAACTGGAACTGGTTATAGTACTGCATCTTTTGATGGTGATTCTTATTTCACTCAGACTGTTGCAACAGCAACTACAGCAGTTGGTAGGGTTGTTAGTTATGACTCTAATACTGGAGTATTAAAATTCTGGCAAGATAGGACTATGGCTGGATTCAACACTGTTGGAACAGCACAAACAAGTCCAACATATGGATTTGATTTAACAGAATTTACTGCTTCACCCGGAACTGGTGGAAATTTGACTATTGTTCCTACAAGTGGATCTAATTTAGCAATTGACACATCCTTTACAGGTCTCTCTACTGTAATAAATAGTCGTACGTATTATCTTGGGCAAGAATTTACGAATGGTGTTGCTACACCTGAAGTTAAGAAATACTCAGGAAATATAATTTATGTTGATAATAGACCTTCAATAACTAGGTCTACTAATCAAAAAGAAGATATCAAAGTTATTTTGCAGTTCTAAAGTATTATGCCACAGCAAACGAACCTAAATGTAGCCCCGTACTTTGACGACTTTGATCCGGCTAACGATTATCATAAGGTACTTTTTAAACCTGGATATCCTGTACAGGCAAGAGAATTAACCAATCTTCAATCTATACTGCAAAATCAGATTGAGAAGTTTGGACAGCATTTCTTTAAAGAAGGTGCTAAAGTAATACCTGGAAATACTGGATATACTCAGTTATATTATTGCATTCAATTACAAAATACTTTTCAAGGAATTCCTGTAGCTGCATATGTAGATCAATTAATTGGAACCAAAATCACTGGAGAAACATCAGGTGTAACTGCAGTTGTTGATAAAGTCTTACTTCCTGAAGATTCTGAAAGGAATAATCTCACTCTTTATATTAATTACTTACAGTCAAATACTGCTAATAATCAAACTCAGACTTTTTCTGATAGTGAAAATTTAACTACTAATATCACTATTAGTTCAGGATTATTAGGAAATACTACTATAGCATCTGGTAGTCCCTTTGCTATTACTATTGCAAATGATGCGGCTGCTACAGGTTCTGCTTTCCAGATACAAGAAGGTGTATATTTTATACATGGAAATTTTGTTACTGTAGAATCAGAAACTCTTCTTCTTGATCAATACACTAATACTCCAAGTTATAGGGTTGGTTTAAATGTACAAGAACAAATAATAACTGCAGATTTGGATGAAGAGCTTAATGATAATTCTCAAGGATATAACAATTTCTCTGCTCCTGGTGCTGATAGATTAAAAATTACCACTACTTTATTTAAAAAGCCTATAGATAATTTTGATGATGATAATTTTATAGAATTAGCAACAGTTAATGCAGGTCTATTAAAATCAGCTTCTAAATCAGGATTTGGTGTTGGTCCAAATGGTGGTGTTTTTTATGAAGATTTAACTAATGTTCTTGCTAGAAGGACTTATGCTGAATCTGGAGATTATTATACTTCTCCTTTTGATATAAATGTTTCAAATTCTTTGAATGATAACGTAGGAAATAGAGGATTATATCAAGAAGGTCAATTTACTCCTGGAGGAGAAACTGCATCAGATGATTTAGCAATATACAAAATTTCTCCAGGTAAAGCTTTTGTTCGTGGTTATGAGATTGAAACAAAAAATCCAACTTTCTTAGATGTTCCTAAACCAAGAACAGCTAATACTGTTGAAAATCAGCAAATTATATACAATACTGGTCCTACTTTAAAATTAAATAATGTTTATGGCGCACCAACTATAGGAATTGGTAATACTTATACAGTAAGTCTTAGAGATCGTAGAGTTGGTGTAAATAGCAGAACCGTAGCAGGAAATGAGATAGGTGTTGCTAGAATTTATGATATGGCATTGGAATCTGGATCATATGATTCTGCGAATCCACCATTAAATGAATGGGATATTTCTCTGTATGATATACAGACAGTAACTCATATTACTCTAAATCAACCAATTACTCTTTCTACTCCTGTTTATATTAAAGGTGCTAATAGCGGAGCAACTGCATTCCTTAAAGATTCTGTTACTGCTGGATTGGGTTTAACTGTTTATGAGACAAATGGAACTTTCATTAAAAATGAAGGACTTATTTTTAATGGAGATGGAAATGGAAGAATTGCATTAGCAATAACTGCAACAAGTTTAAAGGATGTAAAGTCAATATTTGGAACTAATGATAAAACTGTTGGAACTGCTTCAACATTTGCTGCTGATGTAATGCAATCGGTAGGTTATCATGTTGGATTAGCGACTATTGGTGCAGCATTACAGAGTGGTATTGCTACTATAACAGCTTTTGATCCTAAATTTGTTGGTATTGCTACTATTGGAAATTTACTTTGTTGGAATGATGCTACTGCAGGACAATATCCAACTTATGCAAGAGTTACAGCAGTTAATTCTAATACCGTTGAGGTTGTTGGTGTTACTACTGTATCTGGATTCATTAATGGCGGATTATCTACAAGTACTGCCAGTACTCAAGTAGAAGATCTTAAGATATTACAAACAGATCTTCAAGAATCTTCCGATAATACTCTTTATACTCCACTTCCAAAGATTAGTATTTCGGATGTTGATTTAACTGATGCTTCTATTTCAATTAGAAAAACATATACTGTTAATATTTCAAGTAATAAATTAGCATCTGCTGTTTCTTGTGGATCTAGTGAGGTCTTTTTGGCATTTGATGAAGAAAGATATACTTTAATTAGATCTGATGGTCAAACTGAAGCATTATCTCAAGGGGATTTAATTTTTACTGATGGAACTTCTTTACAGATTTATAATTTAGGTGCTAATGATACTGGTGCAACTCTTGTAACAACAGTTAGGAAATTAAAACCAAGAGCAAAAGAGAAATTAAAGAATAGAGTTAATTCTGTAATTGTTTCTAAGTCTCGTCTTGAAGGATCTGGTATTGGAACAACTAGTTTTAATGATGGATTAGATTATGGTGGTGGTGGATATCCATATGGAACTAGAGTTCAAGATGAATTACTATCATTAAATACACCTGATATTATTGAAATTCATGGAGTTTATGAATCAGCAGATACTGGAGCTGCATCTGCGCCTAAGGTAACCCTATCTTCATTGACTACTCCATCAACAACAACTGCTGAATTGATAGTAGGTGAAAAGATAAAGGGATTATTAACAGGTGCTGTTGCAATTGTGGCAGAGAAAATTACTAATTCATCCACTCAAATTGCCTTTATCTATAAAAATGATATTAAATTTAAAGAAGGAGAACAGGTTAGTTTCTTAGAATCTAAAGCAGAAGCAGAAATTACCACTTTAGATGCTCCAAGTTTTGATATATCCTCGAATTATACATTCACTATCGGGCAAGAATCAACTTTCTATGATTTTGGTGCTATAAAGAGAAAATCTGATGCTGATGCGCCAACAAAACAAATTAAAATCTACTTTATGAGTGCATATTATGCATCTACAGATACTGGAGATGTTACAACAGTAAATTCATATAAGGATTTTGATTATGCATCAGAAATTAAGGAAGTTAATGATGTCTCTAACCATGATATGATCGATATTCGACCAAGAGTATCTGATTACACAGTTTCTGAAAGTTCAAGATCTCCATTGGAATTTTATGGTAGATCATTTAATGGTGCAGGACAATCTGCTGGAAATGTTTTAGCATCTGATGAGGCTATTACTATTACTTATTCTAATTATTTGGGAAGAATTGATAGAATTTTCTTAACTAAAGATGGTAAATTCCAAGTAAAATATGGTTCACCATCTGATAGACCTGAAAAACCAAGTCCAGTTGATGATGCTTTAGAGATTGCAACACTCACTTTGCCACCATATCTCTATTATCCTCAGCAAGTACGTATGAAGTACTTGGATCATAAGAGATATAGAATGGTCGATATTAAGAAGCTTGATGATAGAATAAAGAATCTTGAATACTATACTGCATTATCTACCTTAGAAACAACTACTGCTAATATGTTTGTTTCTGATGCAGATGGTCTGAATAGATTTAAATCTGGTTTCTTTGTTGACAATTTTAGTGGATTTAGACCTCAAGAAGATGAATTAGAAATTAAAAATAGTCTTGATACAAAATATAAGCAACTTAGACCAAAACATTATACAAATTCAATTGATTTGATGTTTGGTCCAGTAACCAATGTAGATTCAACAGAAGATCAAGCTTTTTCTACAGTTGAAGGAATTAATGTAAGAAAACAAAGTGATGCTATAACCTTAGATTATTCTGAAATAGAATATATTAAACAATCATTCGGAACAAGAAGTGAAAGTGTAACACCTTTCTTAATCAGTTTCTGGCAAGGAACTCTTGAATTAACACCAGCATCTGATACTTGGGTTGATACTGTTCGTTTAGAAGCCAAAGTTATTGAAATAGAGGGTGATTATGAGCGTACTATGGAAGAAGCTGCTAGGACTATGAATGTAGATCCTCAAACAGGATTTGCACCTACAGTTTGGAATTCTTGGGAAACTAATTGGACTGGTAGTGATATTGTAGAAACAACAAGAACTAGAACCACTACTAGTGGTGGTGAATGGCAAGGATGGATGGGACAACCTGGTGGTGGTGTTAGACCAGCATTTGGAACGAGAACTACAACAACAGTTGAAGAGAAAGTAAGAAGTGGAAGGAGAACTGGAGTAAGATCAAGAACTGGAACAAGAACTGTTATTAGTGAAGCATGGGATAGGACATCTGTTGGAGATAGAGTTGTAAGTAGGGATTTGGTTCCTTATTGCAGATCTAGGAATGTTGAGTTTGTTTCTAAGAGAGTGAAACCTCTTACAAGAATGTATTCATTCTTTGATGGAGAAGATGTTACAAAATTCTGTGTGCCAAAACTTCTTGAAATTAGTATGAATTCTGGTTCATTCCAAGTTGGAGAAACTGTTAAGGGTTATCTTAGACCTACTGGACTTAATGCTGTTGGACCTTGGACTCAAGGATCTGATCCAACAATAGTCTTTAGAGTTGCACAGTCAAACCATAAAGAAGGACCCTACAATATTCCTACAAAGGTATATCCTGAGAGTCCTTATAGTTCATCTATTCTTCCTGCATCTTATTCATCTAATTCGACTGTTTTAAATATTGATACTTATTCTCTATCACAGGAAGTACAAGGTGATTTCTATGGATGGGTTGAAACTGGAATGATTTTAAAAGGAGTAACTTCTTCTGCTGAAGCAACTATTACCGATGTTAGACTTATTAGCGATTTAGCAGCAGATCTTACAGGAAGTTTTTATATTCCTAATCCAAATAATATTGATTATCCAAGATTTGAAGTAGGTACTAAAGTCTTTACTCTAGTAAATGATAAGGATAATAATCAAGATGATGCA